TTTGCAAGGGTAGTGTTCTGAGCATCTCTTTCTGCTTTTGCAATTCTATCTTCTATGTCTTGTGCAATCTTATCACGTCTTGATTTCTCTTGGTTCTCAATCGTAAGATAATGAGAACTCTGTCCTATTCCACTGAAGGAAGGACTCTTAAATTTGTGAACAATTTCATCTGCCATTAAGTTAGCAGTAAAAATGACTCCTACTATAAATGACACTATAAATGCTGTTGTTACTTTAACTGTTAACTTCATCTGTTATGTTTCCCCTCTTTTTTTCATTCTCTTTGTATTCAAGAACTACGTCCACTTTTTGCTGTAGACGAATTAAGTCTTGGTCTAACATCCTTACTTGGTCAATCACTTTGATTAATGCAAAGTGTTGTTTTTCAATTTCGGGTTCTAATTTCTCACCCACAAACCACCAAATATAATACACGAAGTATCCAAGTCCAACCATCATTACGATTGGAAATCCATAATCAGAAATTAATTGTGCTATATTTTCCATTAGTCTCTTCTTACGTCAAGTTTCCCATCTTCTATAAAGTTCTCTGCACGTGCAACTCTCTCTATGTCGGGTCTAAGTTCTAATGCACTTGACACTAACAAGTCTATCTTAATCATTTCATTAGACATTGTTCTTGCACGATTTTCCAGTGACTTACAGAACATTGTTAGGGTTTTGATATTATCTACAACACCTTCAAGTATTTGTTTGATAACAGTAAAGATAAAGAACCCCATTACTAGACTTCCAGCAATCGGAGCTCCAACATCACTAATCAATCCAAATATATCCATACCTTTATTTATGATAATGGTTTTGTTGAGACACAAAAAAAGGGGTTATAAAACCCCTTCTTAATAACTAAGTGTTTTACTTCAGTTTCGAATGTATTTCATTAATAACTGCAGCTTTAGTACCCGATTTCTTAACTTTAAGATTTTTCTTATCAGCAAGGTCAATCAATTGGTTTTTAGTTAACTTCTTAAGCTCTGCTTTAGATGTTATACCATTACCATTTTTATCAGCAACTGGTGCTGGGGTCTTCGCTACAGGTGACTTTGAAGGTGTTGAACCTTTATCGTCTTTATTAAAAAAATATACAACACCAACTAGTACTAGTATGATTGCTATAATTTCCATAATTTATCTCCTGTTATAGTTATTTATCCATTAAAGGATTTTTGTCTTTTGCTTTACCAATGGCAAGTGCTAAGACTTCCAAGTATTTATACACTTTCGCCCAGACTTTATCGTCTTGTGGGGTCGGTGTTAAACTTATGATGAGTGATGCAATTGAAATAACAATCGGTATAATCATCAATAAGTTCCAAATTCCCATAATAAAAGATATTATGCTAGAAAACATACTTTTCTCCTATATTAGTTATATCTAACTAGTATTTAGGAATTTGTATTACCAATTGAGTATTTAGTTGTCAATTTCCACTCTGATTTTTCCTTATGTGGAATAATCTTTACTTGAGATAGAGGTGCTTTAATGTCCTCTATTTTAGAAATGTCAACTACACTCAATAGTTTCCATTGTCTTAATAAATCAACTATGGTATTTCTTCTACCTATATCTGATTCATCGATGTTATTTGGTTTCCCATCTAACTTAAACAATTCTTTAAAATGTACTATGTAATACTTTCCCCTTTTGTGCAATATATGGCACGATTGGAATAATTCTTTGTCTTTTCTTGATGCGACACCTATTCTAGATAGTGTTTCACGTATCTTTAGGAAATCGTCTTTCTCTGCGAATGTGACCTCGACTAGGTCTTTGATTTGTTGTTCTATATCATCCATTTTTTGTTCCACCAGTGTTCATTCTTTGTTTCAATTCACGTATTTGTTTATCTGATAACATAGATAGATACTCTTGTGCTTCTTTTGTTGATATCTGATAATATTCTTTTATGACATCGACTTTCACACTTGCTGGTGGTTTATACCACTTAGAAAATCTTTGTCTTTTTCTAAGAGTATTTAGGAAAAAAAGGTATTGAAGACGATGGTCTGCACCGTGTCTACAATTCATTTCATTGGTGAAGAACAGGGAATCCTCGTGATATGATAGTGATTTGTTGATAAGGTAGGGAGCATAAGACTTCTCTTCAATATCATCAACCATAATATCAGTTTTATCATAAGAGACCGACTTTACAAAATCGAATGGATTCCGTTTAGACATTAAGTGTGTCTTATGTAAGAATCTATTAACTCTTGACCTGTTAGTGATTTCCCAAAGATGTATGTTCCACCCTCGGAAAGAGTTCGTTTAACAGTTCCATCATTGTATTCAACATCAATAACAGATTTACCATCTTCAGTATCTTGTGGTCTAGTGTCATAGTGCATTGAATTAAGTGAGTGTGCGTGTACACTTTTAACTTTACTCGCCCATTCTTCTGCTTCTATTTTGTGTCTTTGTCTATCGACTACTTCATTGTATTGTGTCACGTGTTATCTCCATCTCTATATTCTACACTATGTTTTGCAAACATTTTATTTGCTTGTCTTTGTAATGACCTTTCTACTTGTGCATCAAGCCACATTCTAAACCACTGTCTTAGTTTACCCATTTTTGAATTTACACTCCGACATAATCTCGGTGAGACAAGCAGTAAAGTTAATCTCCGAATCCATTGCAAATGCAGATTTGTATTGGTAGTCTGCAATAATTAAGACTGCGGCAGGAATGGTTTGTGGTTCCAGTCTCAATTCCAGTGAATTGAATACTTTCCTGTAAAGAGTATTGAAGTCATTGTCGGAGTTTTGACCGACCCACTTCCTCATACCACTCCAATTTTTATCTCTTAACATATCGATAAGAGGTGTTAGTTTTTCTTCTGAAAGTGTTGATAACAATCCAGTATCTATTACACCACTAACCCCGTATCTTTGTATCTCATTTAGACATCGTCTAAAGTCGGGAAAGAACTTCATAATAAGTTCTGCAAGAACCTTATCGTCTGCTTGGATGTTTTCTATCTCACAAATGTTTTTACATCTAAGTAACATCTGTTGTGCAAGGACTGGTTTATCTGATGTCTTGATAGTAAAATCAACAACAGTTGTTCGTGAATGTAATGGTGGAATGATTCTATTCTTGTAATTACAAGTGAATATGAATCTGCAGTTTGAAGAAAACTCTTCTATAAAGTTTCTCAATGCAGGTTGAACTGATTCTGCAGAAATGTAATCTGCTTCGTCAAGGATAACAACCTTCGCACCACCTCCTAATGAAACAGTACTTGCAAAGTTCTTTATCTTCGTTCTAAGGGTGTCTATCAGTCTACCCTCATCACTACCATTGATTACTATAAAGTCTGCACCTAACTCATTACAGAGTGCTTTAGCGACAGTTGTTTTACCAACCCCTGCAGAACCACATAACATTAAGTTGGGTATTTCACCAGTTTGCACGAAATCCTTAAAGGTCTTCTTTAAGGACTCGGGTAATATTGTATCGTCAATTTTTTGTGGTCGATACTTTTCCACATATAAGAATTCATTCATAATAAGTTAGACACTCCCCTCCGAGTTTCTAGTGTAGTTCACCAAGATGAGTTGAACTACTCCCGTGATAATAGTTGAGACTAGAACTTTAATCACACTAAACTCACTAAGATGCTGTGTAAGAACTATCGGGTTCTAATGCAATAAAGTATTCTATATCGACATCCTTATTCTTGAAGTGTGATATCCCTTTACTGGATACTGAAACTTCATAGTTTCCTTCTAATACTTTTAAGTTCTCAATCTTGAAATTCATTGAATAAGTAGAACCGTTACCCTCTCCAACTAATCTTGAGAATGTATTAGAGGTTGCATTCTTCTTATCTTTTACAGTGAATGTAATTTTAGTTCCATCTGATTCTAGAATCAAATCATTTACACCTAAGACACTTGACGCCTTTTGTAATTCAGAAAGTAGTGTAGACGACACATCGACAGAAATTTCACAATCTGGCATTGTTATCATTTTATCTGGCGAGTTCACCATACCTTCACTTGCATAGAAATACGACATCGTTGTATTACTATCTGCAATCACAAGATTTGCATCTCCAAATTCAAACTCGGGGTCTTCTAATAAAGAAGTTGCACCTAAGAACTCGGGTAAATTATAAATTGAAAAGTTCTTTGGGAACTGTTCGTTGATGGTTGCAACTGCAAGAATATTCTTCATATTAGAAATAGTCTTTAGTTGATTACCACTTTCTACTTTAATACCATTGTTGATGGTAGCAAAGTTTTTGAGGATTGTCCTCGTGTCGTTACTAATTTTTATCATTTTTAGTCTCCATTTTTTTATCGTGTACATATAACATAAAGAGAGCATAGTGCAAAACCTTCAACAGGTCTGCCCTATTCCTCCCACCTTTTTTTCCGTATCTCTGTGCATATTTCATTATGTTTCCGATACAAAAACCTTCACCGTGTCCACTGTCAATTATAAATTCAGTGGATTGGTATTTGTTTAGACTATAGTGTTGACTATAAGTATTATCTATGTACGTGGTCAACTCTTTTATAAGTTGACCTTCATTGTACTTGTAGTCTATTTTATTACTTTTTCCAAACATCTTAATCATTATACTCTGAAGACTCTGTTTCGTCAATAGAGTTTTCTGCATTCAAGTCTACTCCAGCATCAATCTTGGAGTAGAGGTCGAGGATACTATTTCTAGTCTCTTCGTCAAATCTTGAAATACACATTGTGATTGACTTGAGTTTGTCGTCAAACATTCTGAATGCATTGACAATGTGAACCAGTCTTCTAGTCGTAACAACATCATCGATTGCACCTTCATAGTAGGTTTTTCTGATAATGTCTGCCCAGTCAACAAGTTTGTGACAGAACTCTTCGTCAACAGCACCACTCAATTCCATTTCTTTCTTAAGGATACTTCTTTCAGTAGTCACTGGTGGATATTCTTGTTGCATCGTAATTGCAAATCTCTCTAACATCGCCTCATTCATAATTTGAGTCCCGATGAATTTACCATCGTCTGACCCTTGTCCTTTCGTGTTTGCAGTTGCAAGGATTGTGAAACCCTCTGCAGGTGAAACCCACTCACCAGTTTTCTTGATTAGGTATCCTTTACCTTCAAGAACTGATTGTAGACACATCAACTTGTTAGAACCTAAGTCAACTTCGTCAAGAAGTAACACGGCACCTTTTCTCATTGCTTTGATAACAGGGCCTTCTCTAAAGACAACATTACCATTGACCAAAGTGTGACCACCCATTAGGTCGTCTTCATCTGTCTCAATGGTGATATTGACTCTGAAGAGTTCTCTCTTCAATTGAGCACAAGTTTGTTCAATCATCAAGGTTTTACCATTACCACTTAGACCAGTAATGAATACTGGAAAGAAGATTTTGGATTTGATGATGTTCTTGACATCTTTAAAGTGTCCGAATGGAACATAGTTTGACATCTTCTCGGGAATGATTTTTACATTATCATCCATATTAACTGTTTGAGTCGCTGCAGCAACTGGCATATTAGATACCTGTTCAGAGGACATTGAAACAACTTTTGGTTTAGGAGTTGGAGTTTTCATCTCAACAACAGCACCACCTAAGATAGACGATAGATTAAAAACAGAACCCTGTTTAAAACTATATCTAGTATGTTTGACCCAGTAAGGGACGTGACCTAGATTATCTAAATCTTCTTTAGTGAAGGAAGTTTGATTGGGATACGCTGATTTCAACGACTCCAAAAATTCTTTCCTATCGGGGGTGAAGTGAAACGGTTTCCCGTCAATATTTACTGACTCACTTCTGTCATAACTTCTTTTATCCATATTAGTCTCCATAGTTAAAAAGTTTAATTAATTTTCTCATCTTGTATAGTATACAAAAAAGTGAAGGGCTTTGTCAACCACTATTCTATAATCCTTAAAAGTTTTTCACAATCTTCTTCAATAGATACATTGATGTTTAGTTTTTTTCTGAATGTAGTGTACTCACCATTGTTTCTCCAAAACCTAAATGCTTTACATTCCACTCTCTCTTCGGCACATTGGGATTGTCTTGGACAATCAAATTTAGTACAAGGACTTGGCCCAACATCAATCATTGCTTCTGCAAGTTTGGTTAGGGGACTTGTATCCATTGTCCCATAGTAATAGTCTTGGTCTACTCTTAATGTATCTCTCATACTAATGCTCCCATAACAAAGTTTAAGTCATATGACTTATGAAGTAGTGTCACTTCAAATGTGTCTAGCACAAAGTCGTGTTCTACAATATAAGGTGCTTCAACACCTTTGGTTTCTTTTAATAGGTCAACCCTATATGTGAAATCTTTATATTGATTTCTGTCTAATGTGAATGTTTCATTCATCATATCTTTACTTTCTATTTGCATTATGCTATCTCCTTTATAAATTCGTTAGTTAAAAATCTTGAAGTGGTTTTTGATTTCTGATTTCTTTTGAATGCAGCCATCACTCTAGTTTTCTTTGCATCGATAAACTCTTCTCCAAGTTCATCGGTTCCTGCAGTCCCGAGGGTGTTACCTGCAGCAAGGAATAATTTATTGTATCCGTGAGCAGTGAATACTTTACCCTCTTTTCTAATCTCTCTCCAAGTTGCATCAACATCAATGTTTCTGTCTTGGTATTCTTTAGTCTCTGCAATGACTGGATATAAATCTCTCTTCCCGTCAAGAACAAAGTAACCAGTGATAGTAACATTACACGTTTGTGAAATCCACTCTAAGATATTTTGAGTCGTTACAAAAGCATCTCTTCCACCATACTTACTAGGGTTTGTAAGTGGAAACACTTTGTTAGTGTATGGGTCAATCATATCTCTAGAAGTTTCTCTTCTCCAACTATAGTCTAGACCATCATTACAATTCTTATCCTGTTGTGCATAGTCTTCCTTCTCTTCTAGAGATTTTGCAAGGTACTCAGCAGGGTGAGAAAACCCATCAGTGATAACTGTTAGGATTGACTTCTCAATTCCGTATTGTGCATTGAACTCGGGAAGGATTTTTCTTAGGATAACTAAACACTGGTCTAGTGGAGTTCCACCCAGTCTGAAGTTTCTAGGGTGGAATCTTGTTTCTAAATCCCAGTATCTTCCATCTTCTTCAATAGTCTCAAACCCTTCATAGTACTCATTGTATGTTTCTACTGCTTTCTGAAAGTTTCTCCAACTCATATTATTGTTCCAGTGGTTTGCATAGATGCATCCTAAGTAATTCATCATCTCTTTATGTTTTCTATTGTTCATCTCATTAGACATAATCTCAATTAGTTTACCGTCATTTCCATAGTAATCCTCTTTTATCTCTTCTGCTGTATAGTAACAGTCACTGAAAAGATAAACTCTATAAGGGATGTTAACTTTTCTGCAGAACTCTGCAAGTATCATTGATTGTTCTAATAGGTCGGTGACTTGATTGTGAATTGAACCACTCCAGTCAAGTAAAACAGTCAACCCGTGGTTTTTACCTTCGGGAAGATATGTAGCTCTTTTGAAAATGTCGTCAACGATTTGGTATTTTGCAAGTCTATTCATATCTAACTGACCAGTCTTACCAGTGAATGCTTTCTTGGAAAGTTGTGCAGACTGTTTCATTTCAAATTCTTTTGCCATATGAGCAACAATCTTTTTGTTTTTGTTTTCTAATTTCTTTGCAACAAAACAACCTCTCTCGTAATTTTTAATATGGTCTTCTTCTGAAGAATACTCGGGTTTAGTATCAACATATTCTTTCCACTCATTCAAACAAGTTTGGAATGGAATGACATCTTTAGACATATCATTGTTTTTGAATATTGGTTTTAAGTTGATTGAAGTCTTGATAATATTTTTATCAGAAAGAAATTGGTCTTCATTGTTATGTGCATAGTGTTCTGTAATAGACTCTCTAGCACCGTCTTCTTGGTCGTGGTATCCAGTAGTACCTTGACCACCTTCTTTACCACCAGTAGACTTGACTTGATTTTCTGCATCATCAGTGTCACCTTCTTGGTCGACCTCATCGTCTGCATCATCACCACTGTCGGCATTTAACTCGGGAAGTGTATCTTCTTCTGCATCGTCTTCTTCTGAATCTCCACCATCAGAAGATTCTTGAGATTCGTTTTCCATCTCTTCCATTTCTGATTCTTCTTCGTCACCCTCTTCTCCATCTTCATCAAGGTCAAACATTTGAGGAACTAACATCTCATCATCTTCAGTCCTTGTCTCATTCTCTTTAGACCACTCATAGATTGCAGTAGCACATTCAACAACGTCTTCCCAAGTCTTACACGCTTCTGACATATCTAAAAATTCTTGTTCTACTTTATTGAACTTAAGACCAAGTCTTGAACCGACCTTGGTTTGTAAATTGATTTTGTCAATCAATGAAAGTTCTGCAAGATTTCTTTTTTCTAATTTAAAGAAGTCCATCTCCATTAACTCATTGTATGCAGTAAAGAAAGACTTTCTTAATCCTTGGAACTTGTCTTTAATTGCTTTCTCGATTCTGACATCTTCAACAACATTGAGATATCCCTTAAGTGTTTTATTCATCTCTAATGCAGAATGAAGTCCTTCATAAGGAGTGTTTAAAGCGTGTCCTACTTCGTGACCCATAAAAAGGTCATAAAGTTCTGCAGACATATCATCCTTAAAGATAGGACAAGCAAGTATCCTATTCTTAACATCGAAGTATGCAGTTGGTATTTTCTTATGAACAACAGTAATATTCTCTGTCGCCATAAGTTTTGCGAGTTGGTCTTTTTGGTTTTTATTTATCATTTGTATAGTATATAAAAAAGTGAGGGGCTTTGTCAAATTTATCTTTTGAGGTCGACAAACTTTCTCCTCGATTTTGAAAATTGTTTCATTGGAGACTTGAAGATTATCTCATCTTTAGTTCCAGTCTTGATGTATCCAACTAAGTGTCCAGCATCATTGACTATGTAAGTGTGATTGGATACGTCCCAATCTGTAATCTCTTTAAGATATTTCATTATGCAACCAACCTTGTGTATGGTTCATAACAACCACTCACACCGATTGCAGAGTTATCACAACCTCTTCCGTCCATCCATATCTCTAAGTCAATTGCATCATAACAATCTGAAGAGAATGTCTCACCCACGAATGTAGTGTCTAAATTAGTCTCATAAACATTCTTACCCATTTTACTGATAGGTTTCACTGATAGATATCCATCAGTAACTTCTTTGATTATAGCAGTGGTTGTTATACCATCTACAGTGTACTTACAGGTAT